CAGCGGGATCGAGCGGTGTTCCCTTTGCACTGAGCGCAATCGACTCCTCAAGCAGTTGCTCCTGAGTCAAGTCGGAATAGGCACGGTGCAGCAGGGCCGTGTGTTGAGCCAGCGCAGCCTTCGCATAAAGACCGTCCTCTGCACTTTGCCGGGACGCGACTCGACCCACTACTGCATCGCGGAGTGGACCGGCTGCCATACCGAGTGCAGCGTCCAGCCGCTGCTCTGCCGTTGGATAGGTGTCCATAATCTCATCCGCAAACGCTTGAGACGCGGTGATGAGTTCGTGCCCAGCTACCCGGTTACCGATCTTGATCTGCATCGCAGCAGCTTGTTCCGCATTCCACAGGCCAGCGCGCACGCCCGCCTGGATCTCCTCGTTGATGCTGTTCAGCGTTTGCACCCGCTCCGTGGGGTCGCTGATGTTCTCGAGGGCATCTAGCTGGGACTCGATGAAGGTCATACGCCCAGCCTTGGCCGAATCAATCTGTGCCTTACGCACACCCTGGGCAATGCCTGTGCGGCCACGCTCCAGCGTCCCCTCTAGCCGCTCGTCAAACATTCCCTGAAAACGGGGATAATGCAGACCCTTGCGGAACTCGCTTGCAATCTTCTGCGCACCGTCTGCATACAACTTGTTCCGGGCATTGTGATCCGGCTGGGCTTGCACCTCCATGCTCAAATCATTCAGCTTGCGAGTTGCCTCGCCCAATGACCCAGACACCTGCGCGCTCATCTCCTCCTCAAAGAGTTTGCCCGCGATGTCACCAATGCCACTAACGGCTTGGCCCATTGCAGCCATGCCCTCGCCACCCCCGAAGTCTCGAGGTGCAGCCCTACGCCCAGAAGATGCCGGGTCTGCCAGTACCTGGGGGAGTTTCATTACCCGATCCTCGAATAGTCAGGAGCCATTGGGCCACCCGTTGCAGGTACTTGTCTGCTCTGGGCCTGAAGGTACGGGGTACCTAACTCAGTGCCCGGAGGCTTCCTGCTGCCTGTGCCGTACAGCGAATAAGCCATGCCACCCAGCTTGCCGGCACCTGTAAGCAATGCCGCACCGGCCTGCATGTTGCCCTGACGAATGGCATTGGCTCCGTGCATTCGGTTCAAGCGTGCTGTGTTACGCCCTGCAATCGAAGCATTCAACGCATTCGTCTCGTACTCCGCAGCGTTCTGCGTAAGACGCTCGAGCCAGCCACCCTCCTCTGCCATCACACCAGACTTGCCCGCCATCTGAACAAACTGCGAAGACAAGGCACGACGCGCACCCCTACGACGCCGGCGAGCCTCAGCTTTGCCCTCCATCTCGGCCAGTACCGCGTTGTACTCAGCCGCTGCGGCTGCTGCCTTCGCCTGGGCCTTCGCAGCATCTGCCTGCATGAATGCGCCGGCGATGGTGCCAATGGCTTGTATGCCCATCAGCGCGGCACCTGCGTAATTGGGTTTTGCTGCCATATCTATCGGTCCTGGGTGTTCAACTGGGGCATGATTGCCGTGATCGTGCAAGGCAACGGCAGCGTGTGCCGAATAGTCACCTTGCCGTCTTGCTCGTAACCTGAAGGCCAGGGAAGAACGTCCGTATCCCCGTCAAACAACGGCACGGCTTCCGACATCGGATCGTATGAGTCACGAATGAAAAACTCGTCCATGTCCGCATCTACCTCAGTCGGCCCATACCTCAACCCACCACCCGTCTGGTCGAGCCTTACCACCACGTTCGTAATCCGCTTCGTCTTGCCCTGGGCTGTGCCATCAGATGCACCACCCTCGAGCCGCATCGTCTGAAGTGTTGCCGAATACGGCAGTCCAACGTGAACCACCGTGGCAGAACGGTCCATCGTCACCGTGCCCGAAGCAACCACCCTGTCTGGGTGTGTCGCTCCATCGGCAAGGATGGAAACAGTCTGGCCCTCTAGATGACTCAGCCCAGTCACCGAAGTCACCGCTACGCCCGAGTACGAAAGTCCCGAGTCGATGAAAAACGCAGACGTTCGTGCATTGGAGCGCAGCCACTCAGGTTCCATGAACTCGACAAACCGCTTGGTAACTCCGCCAATCGTGCGGCTGACAATCATCCAAAGCTGATCCTGATCCCCATCTGGGTGCGGAATGACTGCGATGCTCTCAACCTTGGAGTCTGTGCCGCCAAGTGTATGCCGGTGCCACGCTGTAACTTGCTGGCTCCGCTCGTAGGTGAAGCAAATCAAGTCACCCGTGGCGAGTGTTGTCCATACCATGCGGTTGGGTTCCTGCTGAAACGCCATGCGCGTAATGCCGCCCAGTGTGATGTGGTCGGCCAGGATGGTCATGTCAGGGGCAACGTATGAATTGACCGCATCGTCGTAGACCAACTCACGCAGCTTCCTGCCTGCACGCTGCACAAAGAGCAGTACCTGCTCCACACGCTGCGGGGACACCTTGGACTTACTCCCATAGGTCGAGTGTCTCACTATTTTCACGTTGCCGGGTGTGAGAGCCTCACCCTCCAGGGCTGCCGAACAGATGAACTCGCCACCAGCCGTGCCAATGGTCAGGGCGCGGCCCGCATTGATCCACTCAATCACATTGACCTGATCGGTGTTGATCGTGAAGACCATCGCCGACTCGTCGAGGTCTATAATCTGGTGACTCTCGTAGTTGCTGGTCTTCGACGCCCACAGGGTTTGCGGGTTGTTTGCTGTTCCAGCCCACCACAGCCGATCCTCAAAGAACGAGACGCTGCGCGGGTATCTGTTCTTGCCCGTCCAAGCACCTTCAGCCCAGCGGTGCGTGGCATTGCTTACACCGACAACGCTGGCGGGCAGCTCCTTGTGGACCGTCATAGAAGCAGTTTGAGCACCCACATCCACCGATGAGATTGTCCCGTAACCGATGCCGCTGTGGACATACTCCCAATCTAGTTTTCCATCTGACGCTACGCCAAAGTCATGGATCGGCGCAGAGTTGCCGGTCACTGGCCCAGGCGCAGTCGCCACCTTATATACGTTACCCTCGAAATAAGCAGTCTGACCAACTACCCAGCCAGTCCCGGCATACCTAGACCCATCGGACGCAGGTTCCCAAGGTCCGTGATTGCTGCCGATTAGCTCCGACAGCTTGAAGTCTCCGTTTACCATATCCGCAGAGAAGACGGACCCACCAACTGGTCCTGTTAATAACGGGCTGCCCGTAGCAGCAGATGCGTAGACGCTAACCGCAGTGTCTAGGTTCGTCGGCTGAAATGGGGCATGATCGAAGTCAATAATCGTAAGCGTCCAATTATCGTCTGCGAGCCTCACCAACTTGCGTGGGTTCCAGTCTGGATGCGCGAGGTACAACACATCCGCAGACTGCGCGTATTGGATCGAGTCCAGGCTTGCGGAAAGGTACGGGGTAACAATCTCGTAAGGAATCGTAGCAACGGTGGCCGGCGGTATCGGAGCAGCAAGCACTTGCCCGCCATCCTTGTACACCCGCATGTACTGGTTGCCAAACTCGAGGATGTAAGCCTGCTCAGTCCCAAACTCAAACGGAATCAGACGGGTTACATCCGCAGAGTTCTTGACCTCGTTTACAAACCGAGTGCCGCTGCGCTTACGCGCTCCACCCTGAACGAGTGGGTAGAAATTCTCCATCTTCGCACAGCCGTACTTATACTTCGCCAAGTCAACGCGACCGTCGAGTGTGGGACTAAGCTCGCCCGCGTTGAATGATGACTGGATGGTCGAGGCTTTTGCCATCTCTCAATACCTCGCGTTGATCCAAGAATCCTCCTCGAACGGCATGGGCGAAGACTCTTGCCCGTCTGCCTTCCGAGCCAAGCTCATCAGCGCCTCGTATTCCTGGGCTGCAATCTGCCGCTTGGTGTTGCTCTGCGTCAGCTCCTCACACAACTCCATTGCTAGACGTGCCGCAACAGTGCTCTGAAGCAAAGAGTCCCATTGATTGGGATCTTCCTCACGCCGCACATACCGCATGGAAATCGGTGTGCCTTCGTCTGAAAGCAGTTTCCTGCCCTCGACTACCCACGGCAGCGTGGTGTCGTAGACCTCAACCACACGCAGACAATCCGCCGGCAGTTGGTACTGAGCGTCGTACCCAAAGGATGGGGCCTCGGCGAGCTTTGCCAACTTGGCACGGGTGATGACTGAGTTCCACGGGTGAGCGCGGAGTACCTCGTCACGGATGTGTGTATACGCACTACTACAGGCGCGAGCCTGCTTAGAGTCATCCGTGAGTGAAGTAATCCGCGCTTCGCCAACACGGCTTAGCGCCCTATTGCATATATCCGTTGCACTGGGCATCCGTTATTGGCTCCCTTAGAACTCAGTCGCCTGCGGTATAGAAGGCCTCAAGCTGCACGATGTTGAGAGCAACGGTCGAGGCGACCGTCATCGTGAACGTGATGTCGAACGTACCACCTGGGTCGGATGTGTAGGTAGCCGCATCCGAGATGTTGATAAGCTCCCAGACCTGCAAGCCCATGTTCTCTTCGGCGAAATCGCCGAGCACAAAGTGCTCAACGCGGTTGGCCGCAGTATCGGTAGCTACCGCAGTCGTAGAGAAGCAGTCCACGGAGTTCGTCGAAGGGAGGGCACCATCGTGTGCATCTCCAGTCTTGTAGAACCCCAGGTCCGCATCCCCAGCAGTTGACCCACCGTCTGAACTGAGAAGCAGAGAGTAAAGCCGGTCACTCGACTTGAGCGTGAGCATACGAACTTGGTCGGAGATAACTGCCGCCGTGCCCAATCCAACCCGTGCGTGTGTTCGCCTCACCCGAGCGTGCGAGAAACCCGCAGATGCTCTCCTCTGTGTGTCCAGCCCGAGAGCTTCGGTAAGGGCACCAACACCCGGCTCGACCGTGCCACTGGAATTGAAAAGATTGCTGAAAATAGTTGCCATGATTTTGATTCCTTCTGTCTAACAATGACGCTTAGGGACCGGCACGACTCCGCCCCGGTCCCTTTACGTCAATTTGTCTTACTAGGCCACACGATCCGCCACGACCTTGACAACTTTGCCAAGCTCAAGGCGGGTAGCACCAAAGGTGCCCTTGCAATAGACCTGAGTGGCAAACGACTTGTCTGCCCTTTCTTCGATCTTGGTGGTGATGTCATTCCAGGTGCAAAGGTGCATCCCCGACTTTGCCCACATTGGGCAATCTTGCGAGGCGGCTACGGAAGTATCCAGCCTCTGGGTCGTGATGAAGTTAATCCCCAGGAACGAACGCACCTGACCATCCACCAGCACCTTCGTGCTGTTGCTGTCGATGGTCTGGATCTGGGACATTCCCAGGAGGTCTTGGTGCTGCTCTGCGGTGATCGCCATGTAAATCTGGTCATTGTCGAGATCGACCTCGTTCTCCATGAGAATCCGCTTGCCTTCAAGCAACTGACCGATTTCCAACGCTCCGGTAGTACCAGCAGAAACGGTATTCCCAGAAAACGCCTCATCGGTCGATCCGTTTTCACCCGTCTTCGACGTTCCGAAGAAGGCACCAATGATCTCGTCATCAATGGCGCGGCCCAGGGCATACGCCCCGTTGACGGCATACGGTGACTGCGGATCAATGAGCATCCGCACCTTGTCCTGATCGTCGATGAGATCCGCCCACTCGTAGTCCACCGGGAACGCCCAGCGTGCATCGTGAGGAGTGGAAATCAGCGGCGTGTCCGAGTGCCGCGTGGTCCGCTTGACTGCGTTGACTGCACCCACTTGCTCCACAGCTTTTGCTGCTTTGCCGGTGGCTGAACTCGCCATCACACTGTCGCGGAGTTTGGAACCCTTCTGCTGAAGCAGGTGGGCGACGTTCGTATTATATTGCTGCACAAAGGCAGTTGAGATTTGATCTGACATTAGGATAGTCCTCTGGCGCAGTTGCGCCTTGCGAGGCTTATCCGCCCATTGGCGGGGCCATCATTGAAATACACACGGCTTCCAGGGCTTGCCCGAGTGCCACCTCGGAGCCATTTAAGTCGGCTGGAAGGCTTGCCCGGTTGCCATGCCGGGGCCGTGGTTCAATGGTCTTGCGGTAGTACAGTTACTCCCTTGTCACAGAAGTTACTCAGTTGCAACCTCTGGATGAGCGAGTG